TGGACTGTAAAGGAATGGTTCTTTTTGTGTGTAATTATCTACGATAAATCGACGAATGAGTTCAGGTTGGTTTGCAATGTTTGTACCAACAAATCCATTACGGAAAAGTATTTTACCATTCCTATAAATATTGCAGAGTCCACCTTGACTGTCTACACCATTCGAAACAGTCACCATAATTTGCACACTGGCGAAAGGTTTGTTAATACTCCCTTTGGGACCACCTTCTTTGGTATGAGAAAACCCCGTTTTAAACTGACCATAAATTCCCTTTATCTCTTTTGTGTCTATATAAAGACCCTGACCGATAGGTATTTTACCGAGTGGTTTTTTCATTAGAATTGGTAAAAGGTCCAAACGAACTTCTTTACCAAATGATTTATTAATAGTGCCAACGAACAGGCCAGGTTTCAATGGAGAGATTTCTAGATCAGTGAGGGCCCCAAATTCATTGATTGTATTTGGGTTCATCTCAGCGAGACCCTTTTCAAACGCGGCTTCGTTGATAGGAGTGAGATTCATGTTGTCAAATTCACTTGTATTTATGGGTTCTCTTAATGCATTATTTACTAATTTATCCATATTAATGTCCGCAAATTCATTTTCCAAAGGAGAATTGTTAGCGAAACGACTCCGTCTAGGGGGTGGAGGAGGGAGAGCTCGTGGACCTGGGAGAGGTCGCCGGGGTCTCTGGATTAATTCGGGTCTAAGAGGTTCACGAAAACCCGCAGCCCTCATGCGAGCTTCACGGTCTTGCTCTCTCTGTCTTCTAAACATATCTGCCTCAAGTTCCTGAGCGAAGTTATTGTTTGAGTTAGAGTCTGAGCTTTGTACATCGACACCAGATTGCCTGACAAATTCTTTGACCGACTGGCTCATATTACTATTTGTAAGGATTTTTTTTAATGATTATTGCCTGTCATCAACTGATCCTCAATCAAGTCGATGCCAAATATAACTGGTTGGACGGGGTATTGCCTGCCTCTATACGAGACAGATTCATTCCTAACCTCGATATCATAAGAACTGAACGGTCCTACGTAGAAGTCTTCATGAAACTTATGCTGACCCAAATTGTTGTTTTTACAGTGTGTATTAAACGCAGCTACAAACAAGTTCTGGGGCACATACTGATCCTTACCCTTGTCGACAATTGTGGATTCCAGAAAGTGAATCAGAGAGTTTGCAACCTTCGCAACCTGCATCTTGATAATTTCAAAGTATTTCGGCACGACATCCCAAATATCTTCATCACCATATTTGTTCCTGTATTCTAGATAAGCCCTAATACATTTATGTAAAATGTTGGGTAGTTCATTTTTAAGTTTTTCATCGAGGCGAGGATCTGCTTGCCTTACCTGTTTACTGAAGTTCCATGGTAAAATACGACGTAGAACAGATCCCGAATTATCTTTCCATCCTGGGACTTCATTACCACCAAGAACTCCTGGGACCTTCCACTCTGGAATCTCTTCAGCTGGTTTATTCTTAACTGCAACAGATACGTTTTCACCCGAAACGAGAGACTGAAACTCCGCCTGTTCTAAAGCGAGATCTCCCTTCACCTCTGGTGCGATAAACATGAATGCATCTTTGATTGAAGAAAGACCAAACTTCTTCTCGATATTATTTGATAGGGTTCGTACATCCTGGTTTTCATAGAAATTCTTGAAAACCTTAGTAATTAACGTAGATTTACCTGATTTAGCTATACCCTTGAAAAATGGGATAATTTGCCAAGAATCCAGCTCACCAACATTATAGCAGAGACGACCACCCATAACATACGCCCAGTTGCAGACTTCGGGTTCAAACTTCTGATACTGCAAAACTTTGTCAAAGTTTGGTGTTGGAATGTCTTGCCATCTTTCTAGTTCCGGAAATTCATTAAAATCTTGATCAAAGTATTTACAGGAAATAACAGTTGGATCTAATACAGCAAAGTCATTGCTATCATATGGATAGAATTTGCACTTGTAAAAACCCTCCTCAGGGTCATTTGGATTAGTAGGTTCCCATTCCTTACCTACAAACACACCATTCTTAAAAGACCAAACATGACGCCTCTTCTCAATATCCGGAAACTGATTGTCATTGCATTTAGAAATATTATCGATAACTTCCCTAAAAATGCTCCCCTTACTCGTAAAGTTTTTCCACATCTCAAAATTGTCATCTTTGTTGGCTAATGAATACACGAATTTTTCAATAGTCATTTTTGGTTCCCACGCCCTTGTATTGTATCCTTCCTCCGTTTTGCGTTCTTCACAACACTGACCCTTGTATCTACGGTATTTTGCTTTTTCAAGTTCAGCAAGAGTGAAAATAAGACATTTTTGGAGAGGTATAGAATTATCTAAATCATCATCACACATAGTTGAGGCATCAAAAAAGGAGTTTGTCTGTGGCAGTGCAGTTGGATTTGCAATACGTTCATACGCAGTATAGTGTCGACGTATGTTATCATATCCATCTTTGAGTTGCTTTAGGACATTATGAATTCGCATAATTAGAGTGGTTCCCTCATCATCTTCTTTCGTTTGAAGATTGAGAGCTTTCACTCTAGCTTTTAAATCTACCAGGAAGCGTCGTTGCTTCTCACGAATACCCTTAACAGCTAGGATGTCGATTCTACCTACAATTGGGTTGTTATTCTCATCGTAATTACCTTCATGGATAAATTGCCTATATCCAAGTTCACGAGCATTTCTGAAATCTTCTGTCCTGAGATCCCAGTAATTCTCAAAATTGACGACAATATTTCTTAAGGCATCTTCATTCATCGACTGGATACTCTGTTTTTGAAGCTCTGCCAGCGCTTCGTAACGATTTGGTTCCTTGTCGATGAAGTGAGTAATGTCCATTTCTATTATTTAGAATTTTCTCTCTAATTAATTTTTCAACTCACTCAAAATTTTGATGAGTATTTTATTTTGCATTTGAAGTTGCTGAGTGATACTCACCAGAGCAGTGCATACAGTGTCACCATCTTCAGTGGCGAGTAGTGAAGTCATCAAGGTCGCGACATCGACACCATCATCTTCAAACATCTCATCATCTTCATCCCCCATTTCATCCAATTCATCAACTTCATCCTCAGTCATAGAAATTTCCTCGACAGTATCAGACTCTGTCTCATACTCAGATTCGGGTAGGGGTACGGGTACGATTTCACCCTCCTCAATTTCTTCAGGCTGTTTTGACATTTGATTTAGACTAAGAAAAATTGGATCGCGAAATTTCGCACATTTACCCAAAATTATTTTCTCTGCCTATAGTACAACAACTCTCAAAATGGCCGGTGGTCTTATGCAACTCGTAGCTTACGGTGCCCAGGATGTCTACCTTACTGGTAACCCTGAGGTAACTTTCTTCCAGGCGAAATACAAGCGCCACACTAACTTCGCGATGGAGAACATCGAGCAGACCGTCAACGGTACTGCCGCCAACTCCGGCCGCGTCTCCGTCACCGTTGCCCGCAACGGTGATCTCGTCGGTGACATGTACATCGAGCTTGAGTCCGATGAGGCGACTACTATCACCACTGCCGCGGCTGATTGCAACTGGGTTGCCGAGCGTGCCGTTAACAACGTTGAGCTTTCCATTGGTGGCCAGCGCATTGACAAGCACTACCAGAAGTGGTGGCGCATGTACTCCGAGCTCTACCTCGATGAGTCCAAGAAGGCCACTTGGGGTAAGATGACCACTGCGGGTGACGGCAAGACTGTCTACCTCCCCCTTATTTTCTTCTTTAACAGGAATCCTGGTCTCGCGCTCCCACTAATTGCCCTGCAGTACCATGAGGTCCGCATCGATTTCGATTTAGCGTCTAACTTCACCACCTACCTCAACGCGTCTGTCTTCAAGGTCTGGGCCAACTACGTGTACCTTGACACCGAGGAGCGTCGCCGCTTCGCCCAGAAGGGTCACGAGTACCTCATTGAGCAGGTTCAGCACACCGGCACTGACACTGTTACCGCTGATGGTGGTACCAAGCAGGTCCGCCTCTCCTACAACCACCCCGTTAAGGAGCTCGTATGGTGCTTCTCTAACACCCAGACCAACAACTCTCTTTGGAACTTCACCACCGCGTCTACCGATGCCAACATCAAGCTCGACTCCAACCAGAACTCCCTCGAGGGCTCTAACTGTTTCGTTACCACCGCCACCGCTGGTACCCCTATGGTTAAGGTTGGTGCCATTGGTGGTTCGTCCATCTTCACTGAGGAGGCCGTCGGTCCCCTCTCCACCTTCAAGCTCATCCTCAACGGCCAGGACCGTTTCAAGGAGCAGAAGGGCAAGTACTTCAACCAGGTCCAGCCCTACAACCACCACACCGGCTGCCCCTACCCCGGTATCTACTCGTACTCTTTCGCGCTCAAGCCCGAGGAGCACCAGCCTACCGGCACCTGCAACTTCTCGCGCATCGACAACGCGCAGGTCCAGGTTGTCACCGCGGGTACCACCAACAACGCGATCTCCATGCACATGTTCGCCACTAACTACAACGTCCTCCGCATCCAGTCGGGTATGGGTGGCCTTGCCTTCTCCAACTAAATACCCATACGCGGTATTTTAGTAAATAATTAAAAAACAAAACTCATTTTTAAAATGCACAGTACCAATGCTGTTTAAAAATGATTAGCAAGCCTAAGTCGACCTATTTTTTTTGTTTTCTAAATTAAAATGCCCAACTTTTCACGTACCCAATTGATTACTACCCTGTCTATGATGTTGAACGCCGTACAAGACAACCCTGATATGGAACTTAATAGAGTTATGGCACTCGCCATGTTTGAGGTTATACTCAGATATTACAATCTTTTCACACAGGGAAGGGGTGATAAGAAACTCATTCAGATGTGTTATGATAAGGCGAAAGGGCCTAAAAATGATCACAGATTTGCGAAGTATGTTGCTAAATTTGAGGAACTTACTAGACCGCCACCCCTGCGCCGATCGGCACGGTTGCGCCGATCGACACGACTTCGAGGATATTAGTGTCTGTCCATGAAGAATACAGGGTCATCTAATGAACTAAATGAGGGTGAAGGTGTTGTTATAGGTGTATCGTAGCCTCGCTGATTTGTAATAGTGGAATTTGTTTCGATGTTAATTTGTTGTTTTAGTTTCATACGCTCATTGTTTAATTCGATAATTCGTCGAGCATTAACAATGAAGGTGTTGTTGTAAACTCCCTTAGAATGTAATTGGCGATTCATGTCCCTAAATTGCCATATACCATGATTCACGTTTTTCAATTCTTCTCTGTATGAGCTTTTCATTTCGTAAGGTGCGATAAGGTCATATTCCTTTTGTAAATGTTTTTTAGATTCATCACAGTTCAAAATTTCCATTTTCAGTTCTAGGATTGTAATTTTATCTATAAGATCTGCATTTGAGATCTCTATTTTCATTTGTGTACCCATACAACCAAATCTCTAACTTAAACGTAAGCCTCTCATTATGGATAATGATCAAGAAAGTATTTGATCTTTTTATTAAAGTGGATAAACCTCTATTGGGACGTTGGAATTTGAAGTCGTGTAACGAAATTTCAACATCCATCAATTCTATCTATCAGAACAGGGATCATTGTGGTGATACGATATGTAAA